CTTGGCCACCTATTCCAGTTATTATTGCTGTTTTCATGATAAAGTATATATCACAATTAAGAGTGATTAATTTTGTTCTTTAAAAAATTGTATATTTCTATGTCCAATTTATTCTTATCTTTTAATAGTTCAACAACCTCGTCATAATCATCTATATAGCTTCTATAGTTACTCATCGGTTCTATTTCATATTTGGTAGGAGACTTGTTTAAAAATGTTTCAAATTTATTTATTGCGTCTTGCGTGTTTTCAGTAATACAATACACCATTGGACAGGTGATTTTTTTACCATCTGTGTTGATATATTGTACTATGTTTTTATCTATGTTTTCTATTATTATATTTTTTCTATCTTCATTAATAGAATTAATATTATCTTGTTTTACATATGGAAAAGCATGACCTTTATTATAATACGCAGCCGTGTAGTAATTAAAAAACCAATTGAACCCCTTATAAGTATCTGGAATAGTTTCTTTTGTAGTCTCTTGTAAAATACTTTTAAAGCTACTGTTTTTGATTCTATTATGATGATTATAAAAATGATAATTAGATAAAGCTCGTTGTACTGGATCTCGTAAAATAGTTATAAAGTTTACATTGTCATAATCAAAGCAAACTTGATATCCCTTGTGTTTTTGATATTTATCATCAAATTTAATATTAAATATATTTCGTATAAATGTTCCACCTGTACGTGGTATATGAAAAAACATTTTCATAATTTTTTCCCTTCTTTTACTTTTTATTGTAGAAAACGTTGACAGAATCTACGAACACTTTCTTGTAACCTAACCCTAATACTTTCTCATCCAATGGTTTCAGTCCGACGTGACCATATTCTATCACAAAAATATCAGGCATGTTTGTATCCCCCATTCCATCTATCACTTTTAATTCATGACCTTCAACGTCTAATACAAACAAATCAACAGGTCTATCTATTGGAAGTTCTTTATAAGTTATACATTTTACTTTAGAATATACTATAAGATCCTTATTGCCTTTTAATTGTGATACCAAATAATCGTTTGGACCATTGATAGAGCCACATCCAAAAAAAGTATGAGCAGTAGAAGCGAACGATGCTTCTTCAACTTTATTAGATAAAGCTAAATGTAAATTAATAGCTTTAGGTCGGTTTTGAATTAATTTATCAAATGTTTCTTTAAAGGGTTCTATATTAATACCGTCCCAACCAAGATCTTCAAAAAATTTACAAGAGGAATCTTCAATGCCTTCTGCGGCACCAGCTTCTATAAAAAACCCATTAGTTTTATTGAGATGGGGAAAAAGTTCAATAATTTTTTCATCAACTCTTTTGCCATCGATAGATTGTCCATAATACATATTATCTCCTAAATTTGAGCATTTTTTCAATAGTTTGATTGGGATCGTATGTGCGATATGTGTTTTCAGTATTATTAAATATTAAATTGTTTACATCTTCAAATTCTCTTTTGCAATCTTTTGGCAAATAAACAACAGAATTACCACAACTAGCTGCCAAACATGTAGCTCCACCTATGCCAATGTTTAAATTAACTTCAGCTTTAAATATAATAGTACAATCTTTTCTAAGTTGTTTTAGTTTTGAATTTTTTTCTTTTTCAAAATCATCAAGCGACATATCTATTAAGCGATTTTTATCAATAATTTTCATAATTATATCATAAAAGCTATTAACTTTCACATGAGAATATTCAATAGATTTTATTGTAGTTTTTTCACCAAGCACAATTACTTTGTAATCTTGAGGATATGATTTATTAATCAATGATAAAATAGATTCAATATTGTTTAGTTCGTCTGAATATAATGCTCTTGCTTTAGTGTGTATACAGATATATTTTTCTACCGGAGGAATATAATCTGGTAAAGTTAAAAAGTTATTTAATTTTATAAATTTTGGAGTTTGTTTTTGACATAATGTATGAACATTGTGTGGAATGCCTTGGGTTTCAGTAACAGTAAAACCATGTTCTTTAGTAAAAATAAGACGCATGAAATCTAGAACAAAAGGAATATAGGACTGATAATCGTTAGGATGATATCTTTGAATTAAATCAATATATGGGGAAACCAGTGCTGGTTGTCCTTGTGTAAAATAAGGAAGCATGGCGCGAGATATTAGAAGATCGCCTATTCCACAAAATAAAGTATAATTCTTTATAGTCATGTTAATATGTTTTATGGCTATTCTGTATAAATTTTTCCTCTACGTTATTACCGTCTAAAGCGCTTTTGACAATGCTAACTACTTTTTTGTCAATTTCATCAATCAAGTTATTTCTTTGTATATTTAAATCGCAAGCTTTTTTTAATCCATCCCACAACTCTTGAGCGCCTTCGTCTGAATCAAAATATTTTTCTTTATATTCCTCAAAGGTCATCCGTCTAATTTCATAGAGGATTTCTTGGTTGTTCCACATTTTCAAATCAACCGTACAAAGCTTATCGATTAAACTACCGAGTGTGTCCGCCATAATGACCCTTTCATTCTAATATCTTTCTAATAATATTAATAATATTATCCGTGTTTGTTTCTGTAAAATGATATATATCGGAAGAATATTTTATGCCAAAATCTTCTATATTATTCCATATGCCTTCATTTTTGCCTTCCGAAAAAGAAATAAACGTTTTGTTTAATTTAAACAAATTCATTTTGTTAAAAGCAAACGTATAAGTCCCAGAGAGCCTACCAATTATATAGTCACAATAAGTTGATAGATATCCATTTTCATTCAGATCATTTCCCCCTTTACCTATAATATCATCTGAATATACTATATTAGAAGCTTTTATCTTAGACCCCTCAATATTTGATACCACAAAAATATAATTAGGATATGCATTAGCTAAAGCCAAAATAATATTATTCATTGCGAAATTATTTGCTTGACCCGATAATACTTTACCATTAGACAAAAAAACTTTTTTGTTTGGAGTTTTTGCTGCCCATACGTCAATTTTAGCAGTATTGAAATTAGAAAAATTAATATCAGGAAAAAAGTAATCCAAGTTTGGATTTATATTCTGCAAAGATGTGTTGAAATAAAATTTCAAATGATCATCAAACAGATGATACAAACAATTATATGTCAATCCATACTTTTTTAAATATCTTCTTTTATCAGTTCCATACCAAGTGCTCAAATATAATGTATCTCCTATTAGTATACTAGGTGTGTGTTCGTTAATTATACGAGGAACGTTAGTGATTCTTTTTATTTTAGGTATATCACTTAAAATAAAGTCATTATTTCTATGGAAATATCCAAAATTAATATCTTGCGATAGGCCGCATATTTCTCTAATAAATGTTCTAGAAACATGAATGTCTCCATTGTGGAACCAATTTGTAAATATTACATTTTTCATTTTAGTAAATTATACTGATTTGTGATCTTTAATAATTCTTGAATTCTATGTACAAATGTGTGCTCTTCTAATAATGTATACGCTCCATTTTTACCAATTTCATCAGCTTGAGCTGGGTTTGAAACTAACCAGTCTATTTCTCTAATAGCTTCTTCTGGTGTTCTAACTATAATTCCATTTTGCTTGTGTTTAATGTATTTTTCAACATTTGGAAAATACAATGTTATTGTTGGTCTGCCAGATGCCAAACACATTAATAACCTATCGCTAAAATAATCTGCTATATCATTAAAGTTTGAAATACTCACAACACAAATACTATTACAATAAACGTCACCAACATTAATAGGCGCTATAACTCCATGCGATCTTAGATTATGCGGCCACCCATTTCCGTATAATGCAAATCTAGCATCGTATTTTTGTTTAAATTTATTACAGAAATTTATCCTATCTACGCTACCGGGAAACTCTTGTTTGTAGTAATTTCCCACATACGATACAACAAAATCTTTATTAGGCTTTAACTTTGGAGACATTAAATTCTCAGGATGCCCTATTTGCCAATACTGAGTCTTTTGATTTCCTGACTGTTTATTGCAATAATCTATCTGACCAGAATTACAAATCAAATTATAATCTACAACCTTGCCAATATTCGTAAAATATGATGGAACCGGAACCCTTACATCACCCGACCAATTTGTAATTATAGTTTTTGGAAATTCTGTTTTTATTTTGCTTAAAGTTTGTGAGCTTATTTTATGAGTATATTGCAATTGCATATGAATTAAATCAGGCTTAAAATCTTTAACTTCTTGCAATAGCCGTTCATTAGCATCTATAAAATCCATATATTCAAATACTTTTAAATCTACATTATATTTATTAAAAGCATTTATAGTACCAGCTTGCTTTCCAAGTGGAAGATATAATACTTTAAAATGTTTATTATTTTGTTTTGTTGGAATTATTGAATAATTTTTATAATCTATTATCAAATCATCTTTCATTAATTTATCAATTTCTACAACTTTATAATCACCCCAATTTTTACCAACATTTGCTTCTTTTGTTTTGTTGCTCTGCCATTCTTTCCATCTTTTAGCATTTACGGCTCTAGCTTTTTTCCACTCCATCGTACTTCTGTGTCTTTTTTGATCATATTTATCGTCTTCTTTATTATGTTCCATATGAATGCCTACAATATTAAAATCATGAACAAGTTTTGCTTCCGTCATATGTAATCTTGCCGCAAAATTGTCATCCTCTGCGCAGACACCCCTTCCATATTCTTCATCAACACCATTAATTTCCATAAAATATGATTTTTTAGTAGCCATTAAAAACCAATAAAAACTATTTTTGGTTATACAATTATGTTTGGCTCCAGGTATATTTAAAATATCTTTAAACGGTTTACCCAAATTATCTTGACTAAAAATTGTATGAATAAAGTTAACATCACTATGCCATACCAGCCCGAATGCAGAAATGTTTCGCTGGGCAGCTTCGTAGCATTTATCTAAATTGGTTTCAGAATGTAATATTTCAGGACCACATATAACTATTACTTCTCCTTTAGCAGCTTTGACTCCAACATTATTAGAAAGCGCAGGAGTGTGACTCCAAATTGGTATAGATGATTTTGCACAATTTATTCTTAAGTATCTTATATTAAACTTACCAGCATACTGCGAAAGAAATCCTTCTAAATCTTCAGTTGATCCATCGTCAACAAACACCAACTCAAAATCTTCTTTTGGCATCGTTTGATTGAAATATGTTTCCATAGAATATTTTAAAAATTTTGTTCTATTTTTTAATGATATAACAACTGATACTTTATATTTGTTTTCTAAATTAGAATATCCGTGCCCAGCAATGCCGCTTATACTTAGCTGATTAGCGTATGATGATTTATTTAATTGTAAATCTTTAGAATAATCTATAATATCTGCTTTAATTTTATTCAATACCTCTTCAGGCTTAATCAACTGCTTTGGCATGTTAT